AATTGCTGCGCCTGCTGCTTGACCGGATCAACCTGCTGGGTTATCGCCGTCAGCTTCTTCTTGGCCGACAGCGGCAATGCCGATGCCTCGATAATCGCCTGTGGCGGTACCGGCACATTGTTCTGTGCCAGGGCCATCAGCAGATCGAACACATCGCCCATTACCGTTTCATTGTCCGGACCTTCGTCGATAAGGATCTCAACGTCGATATTGCCAAGCATATTAACAAGCATCGGCAAGCCATATTCATTAAGCTGAACGCCATTGATCTGAAGGAATTGCGCAACACCCATGTCATTGGTCACACGCAGGAATCGATCCGCCGTCCAGAACTTCTGCGCCGCCATCCAGCAGGACCGATAGCGATCGAGCTTCCACATCCTGAAATTCTTCAGGATCGGCCCGATCTCGGCCAAGCCGGCCTGCTGCAACAGGTTCGCTGCACGGCCACTGACGTTCTGGCCGAATTCCTGGATTAATTGCTGGTTCGGACCATAGGTATCGATTTCCTGCTTGGCGTCCTGGTAGTAGTTGGTCTGTTGCAGGAACTCCTGATCGGGGGACACAATCTCAAGATCCTTGCGGTCGCCACGATACACCAAAACGCCATCAGGTCGCGCCGCTTCCCGTCGCGTCACCTCGACATCATCGACCACACCTTCCTTCATGATCACCTGACGGGTGTTCATGATATGGATGGCCTTGCTGCGGTGCTGGTTGATGGCGTCCTGCGGACCGCGCAACCGCCGCACCATGCCGTAATGATCTCCGTGAATATCGACGAAGGCGGCAAAGGCATTGTATTTGGAAATCGACTGGCCACGTGAATTGACGAACGGCGATTGACCTTGAGCCAGTTCGACGATGCCTGTATGCAAGCACCAATACCAGACATTGCCCTTCTTGTACCAATGATCGATCAAGCGCACGCGATGATAGATATCGATCCACATCGGCTCGCGATCGGTATCGAATGCCGTCCAGTAGCCCTGATCGTTGTTGGTCGATTGCCGGATTAGGTCCTTGGAGCCTGGAAACAAGGCTTCGAGTTCGTCGGAATCCGCCCATTTGTAAACGCCATGAAAGCGGGTGTCCGAGAAATCCGGTCGCGTCGAACGTGGATCATAAAACCATGTCCTCGGATCGACGTAAGAGAACACGATGTCAGGATCTTGCTTATCTCCCTTTCGTATATTGAGCTCAGACACGCCAATGCCATGGATGAGAGCATCCTTGCAGCACTCGACCTCAAGATCCTCAGACCTCGAAGCATCGCAGATGGTCCGGATGACCTGAGTGGCTACCTCGGCTCCCTGCTCTCCGTTGGGAGTATTTGGATAAACCTTTGGATCAGTCCTAAGCCGTCTAATTGTCCCTGAGAGGCTGTCAATTTTACGCCCGGTACGGTCGAAAGTAATCGCAGGCTGCTGTCTACGACGGAGTACTCTGAGCTGTTCAACAGTCCATTGATCGACATGGTAATAACGCCATGACAGTCTCTGCTCATCGATTTCCCGTCCTTTGACATAAACATAATTCTCGAACTCCCGTCGTCGCTTGACAGTCGATGTATTGCTCTTGCCTGACGCATCGAGATTATCGCTTGAATCACCCTGATCGTACTGGCCGAGATTGCCGCGTTCGTCGAGCGAGATCATCTAGAATCGCCTGAATTGTCGTATTGACTTGCTACTGCACCTGTCCCAAGCGCTCCGGCAATGCCGTATCTCTTGAGAATATCGATCAAGCCGGGATTGAAGACGACGTAATTAGAAGTGCCTTGGCCCAGTTTGCGCGACATCTGATCCCAGTATCGGATGCCGGGAATGCCGGCTTTCTCAAGAAGTTTTGACGCACCAGGTTTGCCTACTGCACTCCTCAAGGCCCGATAAGACGCCTCACCCGTCAGATTCGGATTAGCAGCTCTCTCATAAAGCGGCACGTTGGGAACGGTTTGCCTGATTTTATCAGCCATCTCCGTGCCGATCGGCTGGTCCCAATTCAACAAGCTTTGCGGATCAGCGTTGATGTTCAATTCATATGTGCGAGGACCGACTGGCTGGCCGCTTTCGAGAATAGCTTTTTCCTGCCGTCGTTGTTCCAGCATCTGTTGACTATAAGATGTGGGTTCTTCCTCATGCATCAATTCGCGATCGCGTACATCTCTAGCTGCACTTCTAGCAGCAGCCTCGCGATCAAAGCCATGCGCCTGTAATCGCTCTGCCGCGGCTCGTTCAGCCGGTGAAAATCTATGAAGGAAACTATTCCAATATTCGCCACCCTGCCCGCTGACCGCCGGATTCTCGGCGGCATAGATGCCATGTCCATAAGCCTGCGCGCCCTCGCCGCTCCCGATCTTCGACAGATCGAACTTCTCGAAGATGTGAGGCGAGGAGTGATAAGCCTTGATGCCGAGTCCTCCCCCGGAAAATGCCATCCCGAGACCCATGGCTCGGTTGATGTCTTCTGGCGTGATCGTTACTCCTGTCGAAGTCGTAACAGGACCTCTGTTCAATTGCCCAAGATTGGATAATCCACTCCTGATCCGATCCATCAATGAAAGCTGAGATAGCGGCGGATAGGTATCAGGCATCAACCTCTAATCCCCACAGCATAGGTAGGCGTATCGATGATCATTTTCTGCCGTGGTTGCATGTCATGCAGTCGCCGCGACAATTCCATCAAGACACTATAAGGCAATACCGGTTGTGGCTGTGGTGGAGGCAGTTGTATGCCCGTCGGCAAATTAGCCAACGGCGGATAACCTCTGTTTTGTTCGGGCATGAAATGGCCTATACTCTATAGAGTCATCGCGTCCACGGTCTTGAGCCGACGCTCGCTGCTGTACCCATCCTTCGGCTTGACCGGCCCCCGCTGGGGCTTGCCGGCATAGCCGATGTGCATATGGTCGATCAGCTGACCTGCCAAACTTAGGGCGTCGGCCTGATCATCCCATTTGGCTGCCGGGAAGCTCAATATCTCCGCCAGGAAATCCGCCGCCCACGGCGCATGCCGGGGATAGTACAGCCCATCCAGAGCCATGCGACCCTGGATGGACCGTGCTCGCACTGATTTATCATTACGTGATGCAAACTGCGTGCGGTTGACATACAGCCGGCGCTGCGTCATCCGTTTCTCAAGAAACGGCCCTACACCGGATCTGATCTGTCCGGTTTCCTCGGCCCATTCCAAGGGCCGATACTTCTGCACAAGATCACAGAAGCCTTCAATCCACTCGTCTGCTGCGGCCTGACGCCGCCACACATCAAGCAAATACAGATTGTTGAGGTGGTCAACTCCGACGACCGCATGGACAGTGTAATCTCCTCCGTCGGCGGTAACAGCATAGTCGCTTCCGCCGTACACTCGCAAATTAGAAGAGTGAGGAACGATGTCACAGGGTTTTAGCCATTCTTCCTTGAAGAAATTGCCTTCGTCGGGAGCCGGGGCCTGTTGATAAAGAGCCGACCAGACCCGCGGCGGTGTGGTTTGCTGCATCGTGAGCAATTGTCCACCATAGCCATAATCATCGTCGGTCCACAATGGCTGTCCCGGAGTTCTCCCCAAGGCATCATCCTGCTTGGCAATGGCTGGTAACGACAACACCTCCCATGGCTCATGATTCAAGGCACGGCCACCAAGGTCATCCTCGTGCCAAAGTGTCATTATCAAAACTATACGAGCCCCAGGTACCAGACGAGGGCGAAAGTCGTTAAGGTACCAATCCCAAAGCCGATTGCGAATGAGCAAACTGTCTGCATCCTGGCGTGATCGGATTGGATCGTCAATAATGCCATATAATGCTCGGAAACCTGCAATACCGACTCCGGCGCCGGCTGCATAATACTCGCCGCCTTCCTCCAATGACCATCGGTTGGCGGCCTGATTGTCCTCAGACAACTTGATATGAAGCGTTTGTTCATGCTCGGTGATGATGTTCCTGACCCGGCGCCCCCAGCGCTCTGCCAGTTCCGTAGTATGGCTGGCGGCCAAGATCAAGGCTTTTGGATTCCGGGCCAATAGCCAAGGCGGAAACAGAACGCTCGTATATGTGCTTTTGGCACTCCCTGGCGGAGCAAAGATCGCCAGC